ACGGCACCCCGTACTGCAAACTCACCTCGAAAGGAGTAACGCCATGAAGACCGAACCGAAGACCGCCGCCGTTGCCATCACCTACAACGGCAAGACCTACGAAGACGCCGCAGCCGATGGCATGCGCGCTGACGACGAACGTGTGCTGGCCCGCAAGGAAGCTGCGATCCAGTCGGCCGCACACCTGACGAACGTCAAGCTGCCGCTGGCGTTGTGGCGCGGCATCCTCCCGCTGATCGTCGGCGAGTTGGCGAAGCACAGTCAGCGCACCGCGATGCTGCGGCTGGCCCTGACGATGGATACCTCCGACAACCCGGACGTGACGCCGGAGCTGATCCAGCAGGCGACCGAATCGCTGAAGCACGACGAAGAGCTGGCCGGCCTGCTGCGCTGGGGTCTGGACAGCGCGACGCGGCAGATTGCCGAAGAGCTGGCGGAAGTCGATCCGTTCTTCGCAATCGACTTCCCGCACTACGTCGAAGCGGTGGCACCGGGCATCGTGGAAGCCATGCCGACCGCCGAAGTGGAACGTGTGCTGGCCGAAGATAACCAGCGCGCGTTCCTCGACAAAATCCACGCCCAGCGGCGGGAACAGGAAGAACGGGCCGATGACGAAGTGACGCGCGAGCTGGCAAAGTTCGCGGCGGACACCGACAACACCGGGAAGACCCTCAACTGATCGCACACGGCGCAAGGATGCGCCCCTCCCGGGAGAATCGCATGACAACGAAACGACGTAATGACGCGCTGCTGGTGCAGCCCTGCCCCATCCATGGAAGGAAGCCGGAACTGCTGCTTGATCTGGAGTTTGCACTCGGCCCGACGTACCTGCTGAAGTGCCCGGTGCCCGGCTGCGTGTGCGAAGCCGATACCGCGCCGAGTGTGGAACTCGCCATGGAAGAATGGGACAGCATGGCCTACGGCCTGAGCGGCCGCGATGGCACCCCCGAATACCCGTTGCTGGCGCTGGAGAGCGGCGACGACGACCAACCTGATCCCTTCGATCCGGAGAATGACAATGACTGATGTGATGAAACACCTGCTGGTGGGTTCCCAGATTATCCCGGCCATCGCGCTGGAGCGCGGCGACATACAAGCGCGCCGGGACTGGGTGGATCGCGTCATCGGACAGGACGCCGGCACGCTGATCGCCGGCCGCTGGCCGCCGACCGTCACCACCGAAGAAGACGGCAACGAAAAGCACGAACTGCGCGTGTACGTGTTCGGCCCCGCCGAGCTGGCCGAGTACACCAGCAACGTGCGTGACACGGCCATCGCCGAAGTGCTGGCGCTGGGCGAACAGCTCGCAAACACCCCGACTCTGGAGAATGACGCATGAACGTGACTTCCGAATACCCGAACCCGTACACCGCCGAAGAAATGGCGAGCAACCTGTTCCAGACCAGCCCGGTCGAGCTGCATGCGCAGTTCCAGCCCCTCCGATTCTCGTATGCCGATACGGCCGGCGGCGGCCTGCCCACGTACTCGCCGCTGAAAGAAGCCGCCGTTCTGCCGTGGGATTTCACCACGGAGCGCGAGGGCGACGACAAGGTGGCAGTCGGCTACGTGCGCCGCGATATCTACGATGCGCAGGCAGCGCGCGTCGCCGAACTGGAAGCGCTGCTGTCGAGCTGCACGGTTGACCTCGCCAAGCTCGACGCCAGCCGCACGCGCCCGACCGATGTGTTCCTCGTGCTGGAGCGCACGCAGCGCGGCGGTGTGCCGGTCGCGTTCGCCTACAGCAAAGACGATGCGCTGATGCTGGCCGAACTCTACAGCGCAGATGATCGCGGCGCGTCGTATGACTACGCGAAGCTGCACATCGGCACCATCACGCTCGACCTGTCGGGAGAAACCGAATGAAGACCACACTGACCGATAAAGACTTCGACCGCCTGAGCTTTTCGGCGGGCCTGCTGCAAGCCGCTGGGCATCGCGACATGGCGGCGGCGCTGGGCGGATTGGTCGAGCGCCAGCGCGCGCTGAAAGACGATGAGCCGGACGCGGGTCCGCCGCCGATGGATGGCGGCACAGTGGCCGGCGTGTTGCCGCAGGCGTTCCGGTTCATCCGTCGCAGCACGGGCGGCAGTATCATCGCCGACTTCGACCGCCGCAACGGGGTTGCCGGTTGGCGCACCAGCGCAGACCCGAACCAGCGCCGCCAGCAGTATCCGGGCGGCGGCTGGTACACCGAACAGACGGTGCGCGAGCGGCTGGCATCCGGTGCGTGGAAGTACAAGGAAGCCGTGCCGCCGCTGAAGTCGGTGCGCTACGAAAGCCCGGGCGATATCGTGGACCCGATGCGCCGCATGGAAGAGAAAGTGCGCAAGGTTGAGGCTAGCGAAGTGTTCAAGACGATGACCGCTCCGCTGTTCTACTTCAAGGTGTCCAACACGGAAGCCGATCCGGGCACCTACCGGGCCGAGCGGATTGGCAACGGCTTCGAAGTGACGAACATCGACAAGCCGAACAGCTTGAACAATCGCGGCCAGCACAATTACAAGTCGGTGGCGGAGAACCTGCAAAGCGGCGACTGGGTGGTCGTGGAGCGTCCGCTCTACAAGCGCGGCGAAGCCGACAAGGGGGTGCGCCGTGGCTGCTAACTGGCGGGACGGTCGCTGGCACGTGGTCAAGGCGTTCCCCAAGCCGTTCGTGTGGCTCCGGCGTAACTGGCTGGCGCTGCGCTGGGACGGCGAGGCGTGGGAGCGCTACGGCCAGTGGTACAGCCGGGAGCGCGCCGAAGAAGAGGTGCGCATGCTCAACGACACGGAAGAGTGGATCGACAGCTTGCACAACCGCATCGAAGGTCGGTTCGATAGCTTCGACCCGCTGACCGGTGAGCTGTTCGAAATGAAGATCGACACCGCTCCGTCGCCGCACTGGATCAACGGCAACAACGCGCAGCGCGATGCGTACATGGGCGTCTTTGATGTGCGGCCGGATCAGCCGACCTTCCATCCGCCGCCGGGCCGCTTCCAGCTGGCGTACCTTGACCGGCAGCATCTGGGGTGCGGGTAATGGACGGCATCATGGCCCCGCGCGACCCCTGCACGATGGGGGTCGGCTGCGAAGAGTACGGCGTCTGCTACGCCGAGGCACACGGGGAGCCGGACCGTTGTCCGGTCCCCACCGAACAGGAGGTGCAACATGCCATTCCCGACACAGACGCGGCCGGTGCCCGGTAAGCCGCACGTCTACAAGAAACCCACCGGGCGCTGGACGTTCAATCCGACGATGTGGGCCGGGCTGACGCCGAAGCAAGCGGACAAGGTAAACGCCGAAACGGTGAAGTGGGTTGACCGGCGTAACTACTTCGTCGGCATCAAGGCTGGCATCCAGCTGGGGCGTGCGCTGGACTGCCGCGCCCGGGGTTGCCCGGTGTCTGACGACGAACGGGAGGCGCGCAGCCATGGGCCGTTCAACTAAGCCGACCGCCGTCGATCCCATGGACGATCTGGAGAGCGAATCGCCGGACGGCTACGAACAGGTCTACGCCGGCAAGCCGTTCGATCAGCCGGCCGGTAAGTTCTGGGAGTTGGCGTGTTGCCACTGCGGGCTGGTGCACGCGGTCAAGATCGAACACGAGGGCATGACCCGTGACGGCGACGAGCTGAAGATCACGATGCGGGAAAACGCCGCAGCGACGAAGCGCCATCGCAAGGTGCCGGGCGAAGCCCCCGCACTGGACGAAGCGTATCGCAAGGGATACACCGATGCACTGAGAGCCATTCGCCGAGCCAACAAAAAAGCCGCCCCGTAAAGGGCGGCTTTTCTTATTTCCGGCGTAGGAAAGTTTCCTTGGTTAGCCGACGCGGCTCTGCTTCGGCGTGACCTCGCGTTCCGTGAGGATTTCCACGGCGCGCTCCTGCACCGATTCGGGGATGACCTGCACCACCGGTTCGGCGTTGCGCGCGTTACGGGCTACCGGTGCGCCTTCGCGCTCCAGCTCTTCCTGAAGCTGGGCCAGCGCGCGCCATGCCACCTTGGCGCTGTGCCGGGTGTTGTCGGTGTCCATCTTGCCCGCATCGAACTGGTGTCGCAGAATCTTGTTCCCGTGATCCTTGCTCTTGCTGCGATCCCAGTGCATCGGCTGTCCGGGGTTGTGCTGGTCGTTGCCGATCTTGCTGACCTTCGCAACCTCCAGCAGCGCGGAGGCGAAGTAGCCTACCAGCCCATCGTCCAGCGGGTAGTCGTTGCGCGCCGCTGCGTCGCTTGGCAACGTCTGTTTCTCAGTCATTGGTAATCTCCTTTTTGGCGGCGCGGACAGCGCGCAGTTCTGTAAGGCGGTTGAAGCCCCGGCGAAGCACGTAGCCCCGGCCGATGCTGATAGCGGTGAAGATCAGCCCCATGTGGAACGCCTGACCGCCTGTGATCGGCAAGCCGAAGAGGGGCAGGATCAGGAGGTTGGCCCACCAGTTGATAGCGAACCCGATGATGGTGTTCATCACCGTTTCGAAGGCGGACCCCTTCCGGGTCTGGGAGACGACGATTGTTTCGGTCATTGCTGTTTGCTCCTGAGCGGGCCTGTGCGGCGTTTTGGGGTGGGGGCTGGTACGGTGGTGGCGGGTGGGGTCTTCGGCCGGCCCCTGTGCAGCGTCTGGACGGCCTCGACGGTGGTGTAGCTCTCCCGGCAGTAGCCGCAGCGGCGACGCCGGTATAGGCCGAGGCCGTGGTGCCGGGTTTCCAGCACCGTACTCTCGGGCGAATCGCAGTATGGACAACGGAGCATGTCGGCTATCCTCAGATGGCGGCGAAGTCATCGGCCCCGGCGTTGTCCGCGCCCGGTCCGGCCTTGAAGCGAATCCCGGTGAAGCCCCGGGCCGTGTTGGTCCGCATCTGCCGCCAACCCCGGCCGCGCAGTTCGCGGATAAGCGTCTTGACGTTGCGGCGATGCTCGCCATTCTCGCCGGCCCACTCCAGCCAGTTGTCATACACGTCTGTGCTGCTGACGAACGGGGCGGTCGGGTCGTCGCGGTCGATGCGCTCTTTCAGCCACTGGCCGATGGGGTCTTCCTCATCGAAGTATTCGGCCGTGGCTTCGATCACGACTTCCGGCGGGTTCAGACCTTCGGCCATCCACTGCCGCGCACCGTCGATCATCCATGCCAGAATCTGCGGCCATTCCTCTTTCAGCTCTTCGGCCAGTTGGGGGTTGACGCGCTTCGGCTTGACGGTGAACGGCACAAGGTGGAAGCGTCGGCGCATCGCATCGTCAAGGTTGCGAATCTCCGGTTTGTGGTTGCCGGCGAACACCAGCTTGAACGTCGGTTCGAAGGTGAAGAAGTCCTCCCGCATGAAGCGGGCCTGCACCGGATCGGCGGAGGTCAGCGTCTTGACTTTCTGCTCATCCCAGCTGCGGCCCTCCTGCGTTTCCTGCGCCGTGACCAGTCGTGCGCCGGCAAGGCCGGCCATGTCCGTGGGGTGGCGGTCGAAGCGCGATGCGGTGAATGTGTCCATGCTCGCGCCCTTACCGTAGTCCGCGAAGATCGCCTGCACGGTGTTGAGGAACACGCCCTTACCATTGCCGCCCGGCCCGTAGATGAAAGCCAGATTGTGTTCGGTCTTCAGACCGGTGAGCGCGTAGCCGGTGAGGCGTTGCAGGTAGCGGATGAGGTCGGGGTCGTTGCCCGTCGCTTCGTCCAGAAACTGCATCCACTTCGGAGCCGGTGCGAACTTCGGCGCGACGGCGGTAACGCGGGTCATCATCAACGCCGGGTTGGCGGGCGACACTTCACCTGTGCGCAGGTCCACCACACCGCCCGGGGTGTTCAACAGATGCGGGTCGGCATCCAGCTGCGCGAGGCTGACGCGGATGGCCGGGTGATCCTCCGCATAGCCGACCACGTTGCGCTTGCTGCCCACGCTCGCCAGCTTCGTCGCGATGCTCTCTGCCTTCATGGGATTTTTGATCGTCATGAGGGCTTTGTTGCTCAGGCGCTGGCACAGCCGCCCAGCGAGGAACGTCGCCTTGGCCGAGTCGCCGAAGTTCCAGCGCGCGCTATCCCAAGCCAACCACTGCGACCGCTCGCCGCAGAAACGCAGCTCGCTGCCGTGGTCGCGGATGAACTGATGCGCGAGGTCGGCATCGGAGTACATGATCGGACCGCCTGCCGGCGTGTCGGCCAGTGACGATTCGTCCATGCTGTCCGGGTCGCCCGCTTCGAACTCATCCGCTGCGGTGTTGAAGCCGAAGTTCTGCGCCGTCTCCAGAATGTACGCTGCGCCCACTTCGAACGGCGGCTTCATGCGCTGCCAGTCGGCAGTGGCGGACGCCTCGGTGTTGCCCGGGCTATTGCCGTTGCCTTCCCACCGCTCCGCCCACTCCACGAACACCGGCAAGCCCGCATCGCCCAGCGCGCCCTTGATGGCGTAACCCATTTTCAGGTAGTCGTCGCGGCCCGGAAACAGGTCATTGTTGTTCGGGATCAGGGCGACAGCTTGGGCGATGGCGTCGGCGTCGCCCGCCAATGCCTCTTGATCCACGCCCTCGCGGTCGATTGAGGTCGCGCCGGTTCCTTCGTGGCGACTGGGAAACCCGCGCTCCAACGCAGCGGCCTCCACCGCTGCGAAGAAGCCCATCACGTCGTCGCGGCTGATCGTGGTGAGGTCGTCGGCTGCGGGCACGCCGTGCGGCCAGTGGTACGGCTTACCGGTCACGGGATGCTCGCCCGCTGCGACGAACTGCTGGCCGTCGCCAAGCACTTCGATCAGATGCGAGTCGCCGATCCACAGACGCATGCGGCCGAACGGCTCATCGGTGCGATACAGCAGCAGCTGCTTCGGCTCGCGGCCGATGCGCAGCGGCGCAAGGCCGAGGTGCGTCACGGCCAGCTTCGCGAACAGCTCCGACAGCTCAGGGTCCAGCACGTCGATATCGACGGCGGGGAAGTGGTCGGTGCGAATGCCGGTGCCGGCGTCGCCCCACGTCGGCAGGTCATCGGCCGTGATCTGCGCGGCGTGACGCCAGTCATAGCCGCCCCAGCCGGTGCGGTATTTCTTGCCCGGCACCTTGCCGCGATCCTGCGTGCGCAGCTTCGACGTGGGGGAGAGTTGCCCGTCCGGCGGGACGATGGAAACGAGGTCGGCGTAGCCCAGCCCGAACAGTTCGGCGGCGGTCGTGGTGGTCATTGATTTCCTCACTTGCGGTACGCGGGGCCGGTCCAGCCCTCCGCCGCGATGGGACAGCCTGCGGCCCACGGCTCTGTCTGAGCCATCAGCCGTTCCAGTTCTTTGAAGTTTCCACGACCGATAGGTGCTTCGGTCAGCAGCTCATCGTGGACACTCAATATTACACTATATCCATGCGCCTCGGCAACGAACATACCGCCAGCCATGATATCGCGCGCTGTAGCCTGCACGACGTTTTCGAAGATCAGACCGCCGTAGAGGTCCACCGGCATCCACACGCGGCCCGGGCCAACCTCACCCCAGAAACGCACGCTCTTCTGCATCGAACCCCACGGGGTGCGGCGCTCCACGATGTGCGGCTTGTAGTATGCCAGCGTGCGCTTCTTCGACGGCAGCGCGATGCGCAGGAAGTCGTCGCGCACCATGAAGGCCAGTTTGCCGCCGGCAGCATAGAACAATTTGCCCGGCTCGCTCACTGCCGCAACGGCGGCGCGTTCAATCTCCTTCCACACCGCCACGATGTTGACGTTACGCTCGCGGTACAGGTCTACGATGCGCTTCGACTCGTGCAGTTCGATCACGATGCCGTCTTTCAGCGCGGTGTCGGCGAACTTCACGTGCCCCATGCCGAACAGGCAACCCAGCGTTACGCGCTTACCCATGTCGCGCCACGGGCTACCCTTGCCCGCCGCTTGGATCGTCGCGATGGGCAGGCGGTAGATATCGGCCGCCATGAGCATGTACGCATCGGCGTTGCTCTTGTCGGCGTCATTGGCGCGGAACGCAGCCAGCTGCCATTCCTCGCCGGCCAGCCACGCACCGACGCGGGCCTCAATGGCCGTGTAGTCGGCGGAGTGGAACTCGCACCCCGGCGAAGCGCGCAGGCAGGCGCGCAGCATCTGCGCCAGCACCTCCATGGGTGCATAGCTCAGGGCGATGTAATCCCACGCATGCCGCATCACCAGCTCGCGCCACACCTCCGGCTTGAACTTGCCGCCCAGCGCCTTGCTGCGCGCCGGGAAGTTCTGCGGCTGCACCAGCTTGCCCGCCCAGCGGCCGGTGCCCGCGCCGTGGTACAGCAGCAGACCGCGCATGCGGTCGTCTGCGGGGTGCGCGCAAGCGAACATGGCATCCACCTTGGCAAGCGAGGACTGCCCCGCATCAGCGCGCAGCTGGAGCGCAGCGCGCACGTTCGCGGTGAGGTTCGGGTCTTCCAGCATCACGCGGATGGCTTCCTTCGCCACGCTGTCGGTCGGCACTCCATTGTCGTTGGCGAACGCACGCAGCGCGGCGGTGTTGGTTACCTTGTCCACCACTCCGCCGGTCAGCCGCTGCATTTCCTTGTCCGCGTCGCCGCGCACGCGATCAGCCATCTTGCTGATCGCCATGGCAAGCGGTCGATCCAGCAGCACGCCGCGATCATTGATGCGCTGGTCCAGTCGGTATACCTCCAGCTCGCCCGGCGGCAGGTCGCGGACGCGGCGCTTCACCGACATTTCGGTGCGCACGTCCTGCTTGCAGTAGCCGAACAGCCGTTCTTTGCGCTCTTCGTCTTCCCACCACAGCAGCGCGCCCGGCTCTTCGGTCTTGCGCGGCTTGCGCGGCTTCGCCATCTGCATCATCAGTCGGTGGCCGGCCATGTCTTTCTGCTCGACCACCTTCAGCACCTTGGCGGTGTTGTCCAGCCCACGCGGCAGACCGCACGCAGCGGCCTCGGCGGCGGTACAGCGCCAACGGCTCAAATCAATCTCGGGGAACTTGCGCTTGCGGTGCATCTGCGCGGCCCACATGATCCGTTCGAACTGCGCATTCCACGCGCGGAACGTCACGTCGGGGTTCTTCGCCAGCTCGCGCAGAATGTACTCCACGTCATAGCGGTCATCGGGCGTCCACAGCAGCACGTCGTCCAGCTCGGGCACGTAGAATGCCGCGCACCACAGGTCGGTCGTCTCGTGGTCGGCGTAGGGGTACACGCCAGAGTCGCCCAGCTCGACGGCGCTACGGCTTTCAAAGTCTAGGCTGACTTCATTGGTCATGCGACTCTCCGAAGAAGTGGGGCCGCCGAAGCGGCCCCACGGTGGTTACAGCACGCTGCGGGCTTTCAGGTCTTCAATGACCCGGCGGATATCCCGAATCGCGTCATCCTGCGAGGCAAGACGGCGCAGCAGCGGGGCGTCGTAACCGGGCCTCGGGCTGGCATTCTCCCCGGTATCCTGCGGGTCGCGCAGGGCCGAATTGAACACGCGATACAAGTCGGTCACTTCCGTGTGCAGCACGCCCAGCTGCGAGTCGATCTGATCCAGCAGGCTCTGCGTTACCGAATAGTCCGAATCGACCACAGCGACAGTGGCGGACGTTCCCGACAACGACTTCACGTCGCTGCCGCCGGCATACGGCCGGCTCACAGGATATCGTCCATTTCTTCGCCGCTGATGCCAGCTGCGGCGGCCGCGTTCTGATCGGCTTCGAACTCTTCGCTCGCCGCGACGCGGTTGTCCAGACGCTCGCCCTTGCCCACGACCTGCACGTTGCCCAAGCCCATGGCGATACCGCCGCCCTGCTGCTTGTAGTAGTACGGCCGCACGCTGGCCTTGACGCGCAGGCCCGGGTAGATTTCGCCCGTGTACTGCGCCGGCTTGCCGTCCGCGCCCGGGGCGAGGCCCACGATGCCCGGCTTGTTCTTCGTCTTGCAGCTGAAGAACTCGCTGCCCTCGGGGTAGCCCTTCTTCTTCGCGTCCTTGCGGAACGGGTTTTTCAGTTCGTTGTCCTTGAACATCTGCACCACGTCCGCGCCCGGGAACTGCTGCTTCGCCGCTTCGATCACGGCGGCCTTCATGGCCTTCAGGTCGCTGCCCGGCAGGAACACGAGGGTGCAGCTGTACCACGGGCCGCCGCCGTTGTCGTCGGGCTTCGGCGTATCGAACTGCGGGTAGCTCACGATGGCTTCCGGGGTGATGACCTTGATATCTTTCTTGTTGGCATTCGCCATTGCTGTTTCTCCGGTTTAGATGAAGTCGTCTGCGGGATTGAAGCTGACGCCGGGTCGGGCATCAGTGTCACGCACGAGGTTGTAGCCACTTGATACGGATGCGGTCAGGTTCGCTTCGGCAAATGCTTTCTTGCCGACGACCTTTTCCATCTGGGCGGGGGACAGAAGCGACGGCTGTTCGTACAGCATCTTTTTGTCGGCTACCTTCGGCCCCAGCTTTTCGATTACCTCTTCCTCCTTTGCGGCGTAGACGCGACTTGCGCGCTTCGGCACCAGCTTGTGACCGGGCACCGTGCGGCCGGCCATCGCTTCCGCATGCAGGTACGCCCGCACGCCTTTGATCCAGTCATCCAGCAGCGTCGCCTTGTCGATCAGCGTCAAAATCTGATCCATCGTCAGCTGTGCCGCCGGCACCATGGCGAACTCATCCTTCGCCACTTCCATTGCTCCCTCGGCGAACGTGGGGCAGGTCGCCTTTGCCTTGCACCAGTCACACCACGACCCTGCGGTACGCTTCTGCGGCTCATCGCGGACACGTTCGGCCGCTTCAATGGCCTCCTGCATGAAATCCAGCATGTCCACGGCGGTGTAGCTCGCAGATTTGATCGCCTGCTCACCGACGCGCGGCTGCACGATGGTGACGACGACATGCTCCACGTTGAAGCGGTCGTTGAAGGTGGCCCACGACGCGAGGCCGTAGATGCGCAGTTGCAGATTGCCCTCCGCATCGACCGCTTTGCCCGCGCCGTACTTCAGGTCGATCACGTGCAGCGTTTTGGTCTTGGGGTCGTAGACCACGAAGTCGCTCGTGCCCCAGACCCCGGCCAGAATCGGGTCTACCGATGCCAGCCCTACGCGCTGCTCGACCAGTGTCACCGCGCCCATGACGCTACCCACGGAGCGGCAGTAGTCGGTGTAGACCTTGACGTTCGCCGCCATGTCGTGATCGACGGTAAAGCTCTGCACCTGTTCGGTGCCATCCTTGTCGCGGTACGGCACGTCGAAGACGCGGCCGATGTACTTGTCCGGGGAAAGCCCGGTGGTCAGGGAAAGCTCACCCAGTGAGTGAGCGGCGGTGCCTTCGCGGGCGTACACGTTGGAGTCGTCGGGCATTCCGGCCTGTGCTGCCACAGAGCCGGAACATTCGAACCAACGATACGCCGCGCTCGGGCTGAGTTTGGCGTGTTGGTCGGGCACCTCTTACCTCCGTTTGGCGACGACTGCCAGAATGGCCGCGAAGATCAGGAGCGCCAGCAGCAGGCCGCCCCACAGCGGCGCGGTGACAAGCCACCAGCTCCATGCGATGACGCCGGTCAGCTTCAGCACGAGGAACACGAGGAACAGAATCGGCAGCAGGGGGAATGATGCGGTGGCGGTTGAGTTGCTTGCCATAGCTTTGGCTCCTTACAGGATATCGGCGGGGTCTTCGTCGGTTGCTTCTTCGTCGGCCGGCGCGATCAGCGCGGTGGCTTCCTTGATGAACGATTCGAACTGCGAGGGGTCCAGCTCGCCGGCACGCTTCACCTTGAAGACGGTCAGCAGCGCTTTCGCCGCAGCGAGGCCCTTGACGTTCGCCACCTCGGTGATCGCGGCGGCGGCGTCTTCGGCGGTCGCCTTCACCAGCGGCTGCTGCTTGGCGTCACCCTTGGCGCTTTCGACCTTGGTTTCCGGGGTTACGGCGTCATCCTTGGCGCTTTCCGCCGCCGCAGCTGCGGCTTCCTTTTCGGCCTTCGTCTGGCGCGGCTTGCGGGCCGGCTTGTCCACAGCGGCCGGCGGTGCGGTGTTGACGACCGGCGTCTTTTCGGCGGTGTCGGCGTTCGCCGTCTCACCATTCGGCTCACCGGTTTCCGCAATCGGCTCATCGCTGACCGGCGGTTCGGGCGCGACGGCCTGCTGCGGTGCGCCGAGCTGGCCGATGCTGTGCATGTAGGTCAGCGCGCCGTGCAGTTCGTTCACGTTGTCGGCTTCGATGTTCAGGACGCCGCCGCTGTTGAGGTTGGTCGATACGTGGAGCTTCAGCATGGTTATTCTCCGTAGATTTCGAGTAGGGCTTTAGCCTTCCGGCTAAGAACGGTTTGGCGCGCGTCGTCTAGGGAACCGGCGAGCGCGAAGTTACGCACGAACACGGGGTGCAGCTGGCCGATGCGGTGCGCGCGCTTGGCCGCTTGAACGTTTACGTCCGGCGTCCATGCCAGTTCCAGAAAGGCTACCTGCGTTGCCGCGTGCAGGGTGATCGTGTGGTAGCCGGCGTCCAGCTGCACGAGGATGACGCGGTGTTCCGGCTTGCGCTGGAATGCGTCGATGTTGCGTTGCCGCTCCGCGTCGCTCTGGCCGCCCCGGATATGCACCGGGTCAAACGCTGCCAGCTCCTTCGCCATCGTGTCCAGCGCCGACAGATGCCGGCCAAAGACCACGATCTTGTCGTAGGCACCGTCGCCAAGTTCATCGGCGATGAGCCGGCCCACCGCTTTGGCTTTCAGCTCGGCGGTGAGCCGCGCGACTGTCGCCATGACGATGGGGTCTTCGTCAATGTATAGCTCCTGCGTCTCATCAGCTGCGGCGGCTTCGTACACCCGGCGCAGTGCGTCCACCTCCGGCGACGCTTCCAGTTTCTCCAGCTCCCGGCCGATAGGCCCAGCGTCCACCACGTAGGTGGGCATCCAGTGAATCGGCGGTAGCTCAATGCCGGCTTGCTCCACGGTCCGGCGAAGCATGATCTGCTTCAGCGTGGCTCGCACTTCGTTGAGGTGCAGCGGATTGTTGCCGGTGATCTTGATAGAGCCATTGGGTGCCGGTTGCCATTTGGCGTACCGGTTCGCGAACGCAAAGTGGTTGAAGGGGTCGCCAATCTCATCGGTCGGCAACAGCTCGGGGAACAGTGCGCGCAGATGCGTCCACAGCTCTGTAACGTTGTTGGGCATGAGCGTGCCTGTCAGCAGCCATACCCGCTTGGGGATCATCGCCAGTCCGTTGCCCTTGATGTAGCGGCCATAGACCTGCTGCGTGCGCTTGGCATCCTTGCTCTTCAGATAATGGGCCTCATCGCAGATGAGGGTGTCGGGTCGGAAGGCGCGAAGCTCGTCGCGGGCTTTCTTGCTGACGGCGATGCGGTCATAGGATTCGACGTACAGCTCAAACCCCCACAGCGACCACTTCGCCACCTCGCGTTGCCAGTTGATCCGGCCGATGGCTGGGCAGATGACCGCGACTCGGCGCGCCCGCACAAGGTCGCACGCCTGAATCGCCTGTATCGTCTTGCCCAGCCCCATCACGTCGGCGAGGATTGCCCGGCGCATGCCTGCCAACCACTTCGCGCCGACGACCTGAAAAGGCATCGGCTTGTCCACGGGTTACTCCGCGTCGGGGGCGGCCGGGTCGGCAACGAACTCGTTCGCGGCGGCCTTGACTTCCTGCGGCCGGTTCTTCAGCGCTTCGGCTTCGGCCTTGCGTTCGGCTTCCTCTGCTGCTTCGCGGGCGAGGCGGTTCTGCTCGCGCTGCTCGGTCACGTCGAGGATACGGTAGTTGCTGGCCGATTCGATATCGTCGGCGGTCAGCGTGCCGTTGTCGATCAGGGCGCGGATCACGGCGACGGGGGTCAGGCGATATTCGATATCCGGAATCTCGTTACCTTCGGCGTCTTCGAAAATGCGGGTCATGTGATAGCTCCTAGTTGGATGGCGGTTGCGTAAGCGATGAGGGCGGCGTCTGCGCGGCCCGAGTCTTTCACGCGCTTGAACTGGTGCGCGTTGTTGGGGAACAGCACCATTGCCCGGTTGCGGGCGTTGGTCTTGATTTCAGCGCCGCCCTTGACGCGGGCGAGCGGTTGCCACTGCTGCGGGCGCAACGTCATCAGCTTGTCGCTGACGCATGCCAGTACGCCCTCTACGATGCCGGTAGCTCGGCCGAACGCGAACATGCTGCTCGTGCCCTGCCCTGACATAGCCCCGACTTTCTCGACACAGGCCACGTCAATCACGCCGGCCACCAGTGTCATCGTGCGGGCCAGCGCCATGGCGTCTACCCGCGTCTTCTTCTTTCCCCGGCTCTGCTGCTCGACGTAGGTCGGCATGTCGATCAGCTCCAGCGTGCGGCGCTCCGTGTCGAAGATCGCCACCGCTCCCGTCGCGCCGGGATCAACCCCGGCGACAATCATTTGCTGTGCCGGTCAGCCAGCAGCGCGTACAGCGCATCCTCCAGCTTCTTCAGCCCCGACAGGCGCGGTTCGTAAGTCTGGGAGCGCCACCGGGATACCTGCGCTTGACTCACCTTCGCCTGCTTGCACACTTGCGCCATGCTGAAGCCTGACGCGCCGATCCGGTTTTCCAAATCGGCCAGTACCTTGAACGCACTGTCCATCTATCATATCTCCACTAGAGGGGATCGTCAACACCCCGGACCAAAGGAAAGGGATACGTTGCGATCCGAAGAGGCAACGTATCCCTAGCGGTTACTTCGATTTCTTGTTCTTCCGGGGCTTCGGCTCTTCGTCCGTTTCCTCGGCCAGCAGCCCCTGAATCACACCGGGGGTAACGCGACTGGTCACGCTGCCGGGTCCGTTCGCTACAGCTCGTGCGCCGATGCGGTTCAGTGCATTGAACGCATTGGCCCCCGCAATGGGTGCACCAACCATAATACCATAACCCAGCGGCGCGTTGCCCAGTACCTGACCCAACTGATTACCACCAGCGGCCATCAAGCCGCCCGACACCAGCGGCATGTTCTGGATGCCGGTTGCCGCGCCCTTGCGGCCCAGTGCGGCAGATGCACCGCGCCCGATCTGCAACAGGCTCTTCAGGCGGTCGGCTTCCTTCGCCAGCTCCGGATAGTGCTGCGCGATGTTCGCCAGCGCCGGGTTGCCTTCGATATCCAGCGCACGCGACGCGCTGACGGCCTTCAAGCCCTCGGGGCCGGTGTTGCTCAGGCCCTTTTCGCCGGCCTCCTTCAGCGCCTGATACGCGGCGGCCTGCTTGCCCTTCGGCGTCATCAGCTGCAACGCCATCGCGGAGCGCTCGCCCTGCGCGGTATTGAACAGGTTGTCGTAGAGGCCCTGCGCCTCCGTGTCCACGTCGCCCTGCGGCGTGCGGCTGCTGACCAGCTTCGCCACCTTGGGGTCGGCACGGTACGGCAGGACGCGCGTCTGGAACACCTGATCGGCGTTCTGATACGCGGCCTGCACGTCTGCCGGTGCCTGCGCCATGTAGGCGTCTACATCGGCCTTCACCGCGCCGCCCAGCTGCTTCAGCGCGCCCACCTGTTTCTGCGAACCGCCGCCCATCACCGCAGCGCGCTCTGCACGGCGGGCCACGTCGGCCAGCTCGCTGCTCAGGTCGCGCGCCTGCTGCATGGTAACGGTCGGCAGCTTAGTCGTGGTGGACACGCCGGCCGCTTCCAGTGCCGCGCGCAGCTGCGGGTTCGCGGTAAGGCTGATCGGCTTGCCGCCGACCATTACTTCGTCCAGCTGCTTCGGAGTCGATGCGCCTTTCAGCGTGCCCAGAATCTCGCGCGCCTTCGTGGAGAGCGTCAGGTTCTGGAAGGTGTCGGGGAACTCATCTTCCAGCGCCTTGACCTGCGCGCGCACCGCGTCCAGCTTGATCGGCGGCAGGCCCGGGTTCGCTTCCATGACGCGGCTTACTTCCGCATACGCCTTGTTCGTCTCATCCTTCGCGGCGCGGTAGCCGCTGCGCAGGTCTTTGGCGAGGTAGCGGTCAGCACCGGTCGTGCCCGCGCCGGGGTTGAGGTCGGCGGGGCGGTAGCGCTCGGCGGTACTGCGCAGCTCGCGCTGCACGCCCTCGACCTGACGCGCCGGCACGCCGCCGGCAGTGAGGTTGCCGAACGGCACCTTGTCCACGATGCCCTGCTTGATCTTCGCCACAGCCGGGGAAATGTCGCTGGCCTGCACGGGGATATTCGCATCGCGCGCGGCGGCCAGCGTTGCGGCCGTCTCGGCGTTGCGCGGCACGCCGCCGACGCGGTTGCCGAGGTTCGCGCCGAAGCCGCCACCGACGACGCCCGCGCCGAGGTTGATCGCGGTACGCAGTACCGGCGATTCGACGTGCTTGCCCACCAGCTCATCGGCCACGTTGGCCGCTGCGCCGCCCGTGACGCTGCCCGTGACGCTGCCCGGGGTAACCGCACCGGCCGACAGCAGAGCGCCGCCTGCGCGCTTCGCACCGGCCGCCACGAGGCCCTTGCCCACACCACCGACCACACCGCCGCCGGCAATGCCGCTACCGACGAACTCGCCACCCTTGCCGATCATGGCTTCGGTGGCGTTGGCCGGCTTCAGGATGCGGGCGTCCACGGCCGCGTCGAGGTCATCGGCGAACCCGCGCTGCGGCTTCGCGCCGAGAGCGCTGCCGATCTTCGCGCCGAGGCGGTCAGCCAGTGCGGGGATGCCCGCAATGCCCTTGACCACGCCGCCGACGCCCGGCTGCATCTTCAGCTTGCCATCGCGCGGATCGGTCTGCACGGGCAGGATGCCCCGCAGACGCGCTCCCAGCTCATCCAAGCTGTTGGGCAGGCCGGTATCCCCGGTGTAGGGCGCGCCGGCCGCAGCGGGCTGCACACGCGCTTTGGCGGCCTGTGCAGCGGGTGCGCCGGCCGGCTCCAGCCACGACGGGTCGATGGCCGACTGCTGCGGCCCCTTCGCAACGGCCGCACGCGCGGAAGCCGGCGACTTGGCCGCTGGCTCCGATGCGCCCTCCAGCCACGAGGGATCAATGTCAATTCCGTGCTTGGGCACAGGTGCCTCCTGCTGTTGGGGTGCGGCGACCTGACCGCCCATAAGGCCGGTGATCTTGCGCACGTAATCCTGAGTCTCGCGATAGGGCGGCACGCCGCCGTGCTTGTCCACGGCACCCGGGCCGGCATTGTAGCCGGCGAGGGCTTTCTGCGTGTCACCGCCGAAGCGCTTCAGCATCTGGCCGAGGTACTTCACGCCGCCGCGAATGTTGTCAGCCGGATCGTTGATATCCACGCCGAGGTCTTTCGCCGTGCCGGGCATCAACTGCATCGGCCCATACGCACCAGCCGGCGACCGTGCAGTAGCGCGGCCCCGGCTTTCGGTGTGCATCACGGCGGCGACCAGTCGCGGGTCTACACCCTGCCGCTGCGCTTCCGCATTGGCGATTTCCCACAAGGTCGGCATTGCTTATTCTCCAATCGGCTGCGGGGTGCCATCCGGCCCAACCTGCACCGGGTAGATCGCACCTCGCGGGGTGCGCACGAACGTCTTGCCTGCGGCCGGGGTGCCGGCCTTGCCGCGCATCACGGGGAGGTGCTTCCACATCGACGGGTAGTCAAACGTGGTCTTGCTGCCCTCGCCGCTCTGCCGCCACGCCTTTTCGAACTGCGCGCGATTGCCGTCGTATTCTTGCAGGAACTGCGCATACGCCTGCTTGCGCTCGGCGGCGATGCGCGCGATATCCACGCGCATCTGCACCGCTTCCTGCGGGGTGTCGAGGTTGCCCAGCGACTCCAGCAGGATTTTGCGCTCGCCTTCGGTCGGGTTGCCGCCGAAGGTGGATTTCAGCACCGACAGGCCGGCGGTCTTCTGCGCCATCTGGAACGCCGCAGCGTTCGCAACCCACTTCGATTGATCGCCCTTCGCCAACCCGGTCGCGTCGAGGACGCGGCCCAGCTGGAACTGCGCGGTCTGGCCGAGGCCCGGCTTGGCTTCCGCCAGCAGGTTGGCTACGTTATCCAGACTGTTCAGCTCTTCGCTCGCGGCGCGGCTCCCGCTGATCGCCTCTTCCTTCGCTTTCAGGAACGTCTGCACGTTGCCCTTGCGCTCTTCCAGCGCCGCCGGGTCTTCCTGCGACAGAAAGCCCTGCGGGCCGCCGAGCGTGGCGACCGGCTGGCCGTTCGGCCCCATGGTGATGCTCGTGCCCATCGCACCGCGCGGCACCTTGACGACGCCCTGCCCGGGAATGACCACATCGACCAAATCCTGCGACTTGTCGGCGTAGGCTTTCTGCATGGCGAGCTGGCCCGCCGCTTCGGCGTAGCCCGGGGCCAGCGATACCTCGCCGTTCGGACCGCGCACCATGCCATTGTCGAGCTGCGCGAACTGCTTGCCCGCGAGCGACGGATCGCGCGGGTTGACCATGGTGCCGTCCGGCATCGGCTTCAGCTCGGGATTCGACATGTCGTAGATGTTCTGATACGCCGCCGCACGTTCCGGGTCCAGCAGCGTCATCGCCATGGCCTGCTGACGGGTAAACGTCGGCTCCGAACCGGCGACTGCCGCAGCGGCCGGTTCCGGCATCTGCGGCAGACCCTGCGTCATCGGATTGCCCTGCGGCGGTGCGCCCATCGGGCCAGCGCCCGGCGGCGGGCCACCGGCACCAGCGGGTGCGCCGCCCTGTGCCGGGCCGCCGCCGGGAACCTGCACGCCGGTCATCTGGCCGGCCATCTGCATCAGCATGCGCTTACGCTGCATTTCAGCGTCGCGCTGCTTCATGAGCTGCGCCTGCCCGGCGACCTGCATGGAGCGGTCGATGGATTCGCCGTAGCCCTGCTGCGCGGCTTGCAGGCCCGCGCCCAGCGCTTCGCCACCGCTGACCGGCATCGTGCTGTAGCCCGACTTCGCCAGCATGGCGGTGCCGAGCGACAGCAGGGCGTTCATCTTCGCAGACTTCAGGCCCTCTTTGCCGACGATGGGTTCGGCAACATCGTCGCGCGAACCCCCCAGCACGTCCAGCAGGCCCTGCATGTTGATCGCCATATCAGACTCCCGTGATGTTGTATTGCGCCAGCAGGCGCTGGAGCTTGTCGTTTTGCGGCGCGCGGATGATACCGGCACCGGGGTTCAGCGGAGCGGTCGGGCCAGCCTCTTCGCCGCCTTGGCCCTGCGCCAGCAGGCCGAGGCCCTGAGAAATCGCACCGCCCCAGTTCGGCGAAGCGCCAGCGCCAGCGCCGGTCATTTCGGCGGTGTTGTTGCCGAAGCCCAACAGGCCGCCCGGTTGCTGCTGCTGCGCCAGCCCCACGTCGAGCAACGACGGGTTCGGCTGCTGCTGCTGGCCCGGAACGCCGAAGGCCGGCATCCCACCGGGGCCGGCCTGTTGCGGTGCTTGCATCATCTGCGGGGCCATGCCCATCGCGGTTGGCTGGAGCTGGACCATGCCCTGCTGGCCGAACCGCGCGTCCTGCAACGTGGGACTGTACGCCTCACCCAGTTTGAAGCGCTGGCCGAAACCCATATTCTGCTGTGCCATGTCTGCCGCTCCTTAACCGAATGCGCCGTAGAGGCCGCCCGCCACCGCGCCAATCGCGGTGCCCCACGGGCCGAAGTAGGAACCCATGGCAGCGCCTGAAGCCGCGCCGCCGAGTGCACCCGCCGTTTTGTTCTTGTAGATGGGCGTGGTCGCTGCCGTGGACGAACCGGACGGCATACCCGCGACGCTGCCCTGCAATGCGTTGAGGCCGCGCAGGCCCCAATCGCGCTGCTCTTGGAACTGGGCGAGGCGGTAGTCGTTTTCCTGCTGCGTCTGCCCCTGCAACACGCCACCGTAGCCCAGCATAGCCTGCGCATTCTGCTGCGCCATCTGCGACTGCGACAGGCCGAGGCGACCCAGCAGGTCGGCGCTGCCAAGGCCGAGATTTGCGCTCTGAAGCCCGGCGGATTGGTTGGATTGGCGCGCAGCAAGATCGCGGCCTTGATCGGCATTGAACATGCCCTGCGCGTTGCTGTACGCCTGATCGTTGAGCGTCGCGGCGGTCTGCGCCTTGATCTGATCTGCGTTGCGCTGATTCTCGGCGGTCTGCACGGCCTGACGGGTGCCGCCGAACGCGCCTGCCTGTACGGCCGCCGCGTTGGTTGCGTTGGTCGTCTGCGCAGTGTTGCGGTCGATCTGCGCGTTGGTCGTGTCGATGACGTTCTGAGTGTAAGGCGACATGTATTGCGATGCCGCGCCGCCATCCCACTGTCGCGACCATACCTGCTCGGGCTGATAGCTGCCTGCGCCGAGCGCGCTGTTCACGCCGGCCTGCACGGTCTGCCCACCCGCGTTATTGGCTGCGGCGTCTGCGCCCCAGCCGATGCCTGCCCGCTGCAAATCATTCAACGGCGCGACTGCCTGCCCGCCGTATGCCTGATACGGCTGGTCGGCGATGTTGGTCGCACGATTGAACGTCTGCTGCATCATCGCCCGCATTGCGGGGTCGAGCTGCGTGGTCGTCGTGCTGGTAGTATTTTTCGGAGTGCCGCCGCCGCCCATGTTTACACCTCATACCATGTGTGGAGTTTCTTGAACTTTTCGACCCACCGGTTTTCCTGCGTGGTCGAAAAGACGATGCTGTCGATTCCCATGACTCGTGCGATCCTTCGCGACAGCTCAACGCCGAGGTGCCCTTGGGCGGGGTTCCGGCTCCAGCCGATCCAGATGTTCAGGCGCGGCTTAAACTCGTAGGGGAAGTTCAGCACTTCATAGATTCCGAAGCCCTCGACCTCTTCCCCGTCGTAGATGACGTACAATGCCGCCCTCCCGTGAAGGAGAGCGGCATACACGTCTTCATTGATCCACGATTCGCCGTTGGTCTTTCGCACCACGTCCAGACCGTGCTGGAGCGTGGGCCACACCACGCGCAGTGTTTGCGGCGGGACGTGCTGGAAAGTCAGGCGGTCATCGTCAAGCGAATCTGCAAGGCTCGGGAACTGGATCACGGTACGGCCTCCGTTGATAGTATACCACTGTTGTTCACCTTCAGCGCCCAACGCGAGCCGTCCGGCGCGGCGAGGATGATGCGGCCGCCAGCCATGTAGTTGTCTGTGTTGGTCTTCAGGCTGGCTTGGTCTGCTTGCTCAATGGCCCGGTTTCGGGTCGATTCGGTGGCTTGGGTGTAGCGCGGTGGGGGCGCTGGGAGGCGGATCATCGGCGGCCCCCCATCGTCCCGTCCAGACGCAGCGTGCCGAGGTGGAACAGGCCGTCTTCCTGCGGTGCTACCTTGACCACGGCCTGCCTGCCGGTGAACCGCGCGTCGATGTAGCCTTGGCCGTGCAGCTGGCCGTAGGGGCCGGCCACGGTCGCCGGGCCGTTCGGCGTCTGCTTCGTGGTGAAGGTGTACGCCAGTGTGGCATCGCCGCTGTTGTCGGGGATAAGCTGCTGCACGGCGAGCGTCTGATCGCCCGTGCCGATATCGACCGGGCCGCTCTCCGCGTAGATCAGGCCGAAACGATCCTCGCCGCCAGCTGTCCAGCCCTGCTCCTGCTGGTACAAGTTGCCGTCCGGAGCGGCCGCCAACGGATACGGCCACACCTCGCGGTCCGCCCACGCAGTCCGCGCGAGTGCGCCTGTCGCCCACCAATTCTCTTTGTAGCTCCAGATGACGTAGCGGTCATTCTCGGCGCTCTCCGCGCTGGGGTAGAACCACCACACCTCGCCGTACTGGCTGTTGTTACTGGCGACGATCTTCGACGCCTGAAGGTAGTTCAGGTCGTTGAAAACGCGCTCCTGCACTTCGCTTGGCAGGGGCTTCACGTTGCCGTCGTAGATGAAGAAGCTGCGCTGCCCCATCCACGCTACGAAGTCGCCAGCCGACGCATGCGCGTGGCGACCGATCAAACCGCAATTCGTGCCGACGCGCTGGGTGCCGTAGACGAACGGCGGCCCCTGATAGCGCATGCTGTGCAGGTCCGTGTCTGTCCACAACAGCATTTCGCCCGGCAGACGGCGACCGTTCATCAGCGCGCCGTTCGTGTGCAGCTGAAGCGAGCCGGCGGTGTTTGTCGCGGTCGCGGTCCACTGCGTGTAATCCTCCTGCGAACACCACGTCACGCGGCGCGGGTCGCCATCCGCGCCCAAGGCTACGAGGTGGCGCTCATCCGACGCCAGCACCGCGCGATTGTCCTCCGGAGCGGAGGCGTGGATCACTGCGGCCTTGACGCCGGCATTGGGCGGCGTCCACTTGAAGATGCGGCCATCGGCCGGCGAGAATGCGATGAGGTCTTGACCGAAGTTGTCCAAATCCCATACGGTCGCGTCCAGCACCAAACCCGAGTTGGCACGAGGGGTGCCGTACTCATCCACACCGTAGTCATCCGCGCCGTAGCCGAGGCCCTGTGCGCCGCTATCCCGGCCGGGCACGAGGCCGACCGGGGTAATGTCGCTGGCGATTGCGCCGTCGTGGACGTAGAGCTTGGACGCAGTGCCCATCGACAGCCGGGCGTACCCGGCGTTATCGCGCCACGTCAGCAACGCCCGCACCACTTCCGCAATCGGAGTGGGGGTGAATCGCATCCAGCCGCCCACCGGGCGCAGCAAGCCGTTATACCAGCGCACGAGACTACCGTCGCGCCAGCGGCCCTTCGCATCGTACTCGGTGCCGTTCGCCATCATGCCCGGGGGCAGTTGCAACGGGATCAGCTTCGCCATGTTATCGCTCCTTCGCTGCGGCCTGCTGCTTGGCGACCCACTTTTGCAGGGCCTTCAGCTGCTCGGCGACTTCGTGGTAGGTGCCGTAGTTTTCGGCGGTGACTTCGGCGACGGCAGAGAGCGCAACGCCGGAGGCGGCGTCATCAGAAGCGTCGGCGGGGCCGGGAACTTCGTTGCGGGCTGCACCGTCGTGCACGCGGACAAAGCCGCGAGGCACAATGCAGGCAGAATCAGCTTCAGGTGTGACATAGACGGGCACCTCCTTTACGATGGTTTTGGCTTTCTCGCGGACTACGCGCACGCGGTCCACATACTCGGTGATGACCTTGGTCGTGACACGCTCGGCGCGGGCTTCTGCTTCGGCCAGCTTGATGGCCTGCGCCGCGTTGGCGGCGTTCCAGTCGTCGCGCACGGAGCGCGCGCCCGTGGCGTGGCCCCACACGAAGACGGCCGCCAGCAATGCCAGCGGCCCCAGAATGCGCAGTGCCCACTTCGCGAGGATCGGGTTCATTCTTCACTCTCCTTTTTGCGCTCCACAGCCGCCTTGACTGCGACCGCTGCACCGATGGCGGCGATGATGGTGGACAGGCCGATGCCGAACGCCTCGTGGGCGAATGCCACCTTGTTGACCACCACGTCCCACGCCGACAGCGTGAGGTATTCGATGCCGCCCAACAGTGCCAGCACACCGCCAACGATACGCACGACCTCGGGGGTGCGGTTGTCGCGTTCGCTGAAAATGTGCAGCAGCATTGCGCGGAACTTGCTCATTATTTCTTCCTCTGCCATTCACCGGTTTTCATCTGATCGGCCATGCGCTGCGCGCGGCCGGGCGTTTGCTTGGCCCACAGACTGAGCATCATGTTCTTCCCGGCCTCGGCGTACTTGCCGGCTTGGATGAGCTTCAGCGTGTTCGTGAAGTCCAGCAGGCCATCCAGCCCCATCTGGAATGCCATGCCGATCAGCACGGCGCGGCGCGGCTCGTTGAGCGCCTTGGCCCACGGCAGCGCCTTGTCCACTTCCGCGCCCTTCAGCGCGATGCGGTTGTCGAGGATGAAATTGATTTCCTCGGGCCGCAGATGGCCGCCTTTCCGCTTGTCGATAAGGATTCCGACGCCGATGGTCCAGAAACCCAGATGATCCTGATAGGCGTAAGGAATGTTGCCCTCTTCGGCGATGAGCTGTTCGCGTAGGTTCATTGCACCATTTCCGGGTTGATGGTCAGGCGGCCGACTTCGCCGTGCTTTTTGTGGTACGTGATGACCTTCGCGTCGCGGCCACTGAGCCAGCCGCCTCGGCTCGCGTAGGCGTCTGGGGCAGCGAGCGTGCGGTGCTGCTCGACGGTCATCAGGTTGTTCTCCACGCGCTTGTCGTGATGCAGGTGGCCGGTGTGCGCGTAGCTGTGTTTCGTGCGACCGAACACATCGCGGAACTTGGCTACGAACACGTCGCTCACCTGTTCCATCTTGCGCTTATGGCCGTGGTGGAAGAACAGCGAGGTCGCACCATGCTCGACGCAGTAGTACGGGTCCGCGCTGGTGTCGATGGTGACGCGCGGCTCATCGGCATACACCGACGACAGCCACTCACGCAGCCACACGCTGCTGGCCGGATCATGATTGCCTTCCGCGCTGATGACATGTACGCGGTCGTGCTTTTCCAGCAGCATCGCGATGATCTGGCGCTTGGCCCGGATCGCGACGCGCACGAGCTTCTGGAACCGGGTGTCGGCATCCAGCAAGTGCTTGCTGGCCGGCGTGACCGCATCCATGCCGTCCCAGTGCATGAAGTCGCCGAGGTTCACGAAGACGCCCAGCTCTGCCGGCGGCGACGCGGCGATGGCCGCAGCGAACCACCGGACCAGCAGGTCTTCGGCGATATCCATGTCCCAGTCTGCGCCCGTCTCTTCGGCCCACGACAGCATGCCGAGGTGGTAGTCGGTCAGCACGTACACGTTGGCGAGGTCGCTGTTCGTGTGCGTCGGGGCGGGCACTGCGGCGATACGCGGCAGCTCATCCTTGTAGCCGGAGAATGCGGCCTCCAACGCCTTCGCCAAAGCGTCGCCATCCTGCTGCGACTTCACCCACTGCTGGGCGACATTGCCTTTCTTGTCGTAGAGCGTGCTGACGCCCTTCACGCTGAAGCCTTCCGGCACCGTGCGGGTCATGTCGTGTTCCGGGCTGAAGCCGCTCAGGGCGAGCTTCGTGCGCGACGTGGTGCGCTTGCATTCCTTGTTCATGCAGATGAGGCGGCGCGTGTCGTGGCTTTTCAGCTTGCCGCCACAATGCGGGCACGCCGGGTACTGGTGGATGCTTTTGGTCATTGGATGCGCCTCAGTTGAGGGCTGGCTCGCGTTAGCGAGTCCAACCAGTTTGCGTCAGGTAGAAGTACACGAGGACGGCGAAGCCTGCTGCCGCCAAACCACGGGCCGTCCATTTGCCCAATGCCGCCCATTTGCTGTCGAGCCATTCCGTGAGCGCTTCTTTCAGCGCCTCTTTCTGCGCTTCTTTGTCGAAGTCGCCCATCGTTTGTTCCCCTTATGGAGTATGTGCGAGCGTGACCGTCACGTCGCGGGTTGCGGACGACACGCCATCCGATACGGTGATGCGGTACACAGCGGTCTTGCTGTTGTTCGTGTTGACGCTGGCGCTCCACTGCTGGCCGAGACTGCTGCCGGCGAGGACCAGCGACATGGTGGCGTCGCCGGAAATGCGCGTCCAGCTGACCGAAGGGCCGGGGTTGCCACCGCTCACCGTGATGGTGATGATGTTGCTGTAGGTAACCTGCGAGGTCGGCGTGCCGAACGTCTCGCCATAAGCCGTGGTCGGGCCGCCGAGGCTGATCGGGGTGTATGCCACCGCGCCCGCAAGTTGCGCGAGGTTAATCGGCAGGCTAGCCGGCACGCCCGCGTTAGCTGCGGTGTTCGGCACCCACGCACCACCACGCACGAAAGCTGACAGCGGCGTAGTGGCCGGGGCACCGAACTCGGCGCATACGTCCGACAGCTTGGGGTTGCTCGGGACTGCCATTAGATCAGCGCCTCGACGGCGGCCAGCCGCTCTTCGACCTCCAGCACGGCCGCTGCAACAAGCGCCACGACCTGCCCATAGCTCAGGGTAAGGTAGCCGTCCGCACCGACCGAAACCGCCGTGGGCAGCTCCGTCTGCGCTTCCTGTGCGATGAACCCGGCTTCGGCCACACCCTGCTTACGATACACGCGCGGGCGCAGGCCCTTCAGCCGGGAAACGCCATTACGCAGTTCGGACACGTCCTCTTTCAGACGTGCATCCGACGTGGACTGGAAGTCTGCGGCGGTTACGAGGCCGGCGGAGTTTACGACCATGCGGTCGCCATTGACCGGGTGATAGACGCGCCAAGCATTGCCCGTCGCGTATACCGACCAGTCGATGCCTTGCGTGCGATCACGCACATTAAGGCCCGGGGTCGCGCCCACATTAGCGTTCACCGATGCAGCTGCGACATTCCCTGACAGGGTGAGAGACGTGCCGGTGACTGCGCCGAAGAAAGCTGCGCCGGCAAGCGCTGCATAGTTGGCCGGATTGAAGTTGGCGGAATCCCACGGGGTGAGGCCGCCGCCCCACGAAGGGCGATTTGCCAGCGTGACAAAACCGGTGGCGCGGCTGATTGCCAGCGCAGTGCCGAGGTATGCGCCCGCGTCACTGTAGCGGTTGACGGAGAAATTGGCACCGGCATTGCCGCCGCCCTCGGCCTCGCCGGAAGCAATGACAACCTCCCAACGCGGGCTACCGGCGGAGTAGGAGACAAAGGATCGCGTCTGCCCGGCGACGGCCGAAAGGGTGAGTGAGGCCGAACCGGACGCACGAGTGATCCCAAGGTTGCCGGTCATAGTGCCACCGGCTAGGGGGAGAGCCGCGTTCGCAACGTTTGACACCGCCTTCAAGGCGGTGTCAAGAATCCCGAGGTCCACGTTCAGCAGGCCGCCCCACGTGTCCGGCTCGCCGCCGACCTCGGGCTGCGCCAAGTTGTAATTGGGGGTGTAGGTGGTTGCCATGCTGAAAGGTTCCTCTAGTCGAATGGCGCGAAAGTTCCAGCCTTACATGATACCACAACCCCTACAGCTGCACCCCGGGGCCGGTTGATTCCATCCAGAATGGACCGCTCCACGGAAGGAGGGTGTTGCCCGCATCCAGCCACGGCTGGACCAGCTCCTGCATGTACCGGTGGTCGAGGGGGATATTGAACCTGATCCAGCTGCCGGGGGCGTCAGGATATCCCGCGTCCACCTGATATAGATTACCGGACCCCGGGGGGCCTTCCATATATGCGACTTCTTCACTCATTGTCATAGCTCCGCGTCTGCTGTCCATTGAACCTCGACCGTGTTGCCGCCCGTGGCTCCCGTATTAGCCAAGCCCAGCATGAAAGCCCGCTGGCTCTGCTGGCTGGCGCTTGCTGTGCGGTCGGCAACGAAAGTGCCGCCCGTGCTGATTTCAGAAGCCGCGCTGGATGCTCCGGAGCGCGCGGCGTAGACCGCAATAATGGGCGTGCCGCGCTTCGGATACTGAAACTTCACGCTGCCCGAGGCGACGAAGAAACCGTTGAGGATGCCGGACAGATGGGCACCCAATCGAGTGCCAGTGCCCGGCGCTGTCGCGACGTCGTAGCTCTTTTCGTAATAGGCGCTGCATCGGGCCAGTTCGTCCCAGTAGGGACGGGTGTCGAAGGCGGTGGCGACATTTCCGCGCTCCAGCTGCGGGCGGCTGTACGTCACGCCGGTCGCGGTAAGCTGCACGTTCATGTTGCCTGACCCAGAGGGGGTCAGGGTGACGCCGCGCCGGCCGGAGCCGGCGGTGATGGACCCGGATGCCCCGCCAACGCTCACGGATACCGTCCCCGAGGGGTCTTCAACGCTGATCGTCAACGGCACGCCCCACGCCTTATCCGGGGCCTCCACGATTTGCAAAAGGGGGCCGCTGGTGTGCGTGTACACCCCGGTCGAGGCATTGATCGTCACGTTGCAACCGCCGGAGCCGCCTTTCCAACGATCATAGCCGTAAACGTTGGCCGCAAGCGCGCCGCCAGCAAAACCACGCTGATTGATCGGAAGACCGCAGTTCATCAGCAGGTTCCGCCCGGTCATTTGCCGGGCCGCGCTTGCCGCAGTCTGCGCGGTGGTGGCCGCAGTCTGCGCGGTGGTGGCCGCAGTCTGCGCGGTGGCGGCGTTGGTTACGGCGGTGTTGGCCGTGGTCTGGGCCGCATTGGCGGCATCCAGCACGAAGTTGTCGCGCTGGACTAGCGCCTCCGGTGTCAGGTTCATTTCGGAGCCATCTGCCACCGTAGCGTCGTCCCACGCCGGCACCGGCACCCACGCACTCAGTTCTGGGATGGTTGCCATACTCGTTTCACTCCGTCAAGTTTGCGCGAGCCGTTGAGGGTCCACGACCCGTCCAACAACAAAGTGCCCGGCCTCTCCACTGGGAGGGCCGGGCCGGGGGTCCAGCTACCGGGGGCGTCGGGATCAGGCGTCCACGGATTCGCGCCGGGTGGCTGCGGAACCCAAGGCATCAGCTGAAGCCCCGCGTCCGCATCTTCAGAGTCGCGCCGGAGAGCATGGCGCGGTCGTCGGTGACATTCAGGGCCTCCATGCCTTGATTGTAGAGCGCCTGCCACGTTGCCACTCGGTCGTCGTTCTTCAGGTAAGGCTCGGCGTGCATCAGCGTGCCGTAGAGGTACAGGCCCGGGTGTTCGCGCAGCAGCCAATTCGTCGGATTGTCTGCCGCCAGCGCCGGCACCTTGGCGTAGTATTCCATTTCGAAGGTGTATTCCTTATCCGGCACTGGCACCATGCGCAGCTGCCGGCCAATGATCGCGTAATACAGCGGCTCGCCCGCTGTGCGGTGCGAGGCGCGCATCGCGCCGATCTGGGTGGGGGTTACCAGCCCCAGCCCCTCCGGACGCGCTGTAGAGCCAACCACGCCCAGCCGCTGCATCTGCACGTAGTCCACTGGGACCGGCGTCAGCTCGGCGGCGATGGGCGCGGTGCTGATGACCACGGAGTCCTGCACCCGGGAGCGGGGATCGTCGTTGAAGGCCGATTCGAACAGCGCGATGAACGCCGGAATCTGCGCCACAAGGTCCGCCCGGTTGAGCCAGTCGGCCAGCGTCGCTTTCAGGTCATCGTAGCTGTCGAAGGTTGCCATCAGACCTTGCCCTCACGAGTGCGGAAGAACCGGTTGTCCGGGTTGTTGAGCCACGCTTTCCAGCGCTTGTTGCCTTCGCCGTCGCCGTTCTTCCCGACCTTCAGGATGCCTTTCGCCATCAGGTCTTCCAGCACCGTCAGCGGGATAGTCGCGACGTGGTGCATGCCGTCGTTGTAGCGGTCGCGGCGACCGGTCGCTGCCAGTGCCCGCTTGTTGGCTTCAATGATGGGGGTTGCGTCCTGCACGGTTTCGATGTGGATTTCGTCCTTTTCGGGGTCGAGGTATGCCCACCGGGTGATGCCGTATTCCGGGTTATGATCGAACAGTTTGCGTTCCATGGTGCCCTCCAGCAGAAAGGGGAGCCGGTTTCCCGACTCCCCGCTTGGCCTACGCTGACGATTAGGTCAGGTCGGCGACGACGCCCTGCGCTGCGGCGTTGTGGACCTTCAAACCGTACTCCACCAGCAGCTGACGCTTTTCGCTGTCGCCGGTCTTCGCCAGTTCGATGGTCTGGAACGGGCGGAGATAAGCAACGGCCGCGTACTGGGTGTCCAGCAGCAGCGCGGTGCGGTTGCGCTGGAAGCGGTTCGGCACGATGGTCACTTCGCCGAAGTCGCCCACGTACACGTCGGCAGCACCGATGATCTGGGCCTGCTTACCGGCCGGCACGTCGCGGAAGCGGGTGGCGATGCCGGTGAAGCCGCTGACGGTCTGCTTGTTGCCAGCGCCGACCATGACGATATCCGTGTCGCCACCGGCATTCCACACGACCTGCAAACCGGCCTTCAGCAGCGTCTCGGTGAAGGCTCGCGCGGTGCCATCGGTCGGACCCGCGTTCGGGTAGCCGGCGGTGGTGCCGCTCAGGGTCGGGTCGAGGCCGCCCGTGCCACGCAGGGTGTTCGCCACCGATGCGCCCTGCACGAAGGCTTCGAAGCCGGCGGTCTTGCGAGCCACCGAATCCGTACCGGCGACAGCCGGCTGGTTGCCCACAAGGATGGCTTCCATGTCGCGCTTCAGTTCCGCACCACGCTTCGCCAGCTGGTAGGCCAGTTCCGACTTGCGGCCGGCCTTGTTGACGGCTTCCATGGTGCCGGTGATGACCACGGTCTTGGTGCTGATCTGGGTGTAGTTGCCCAGACGGGTGGTCGGGGACGAGGTGACGCCAACGGCGTCGTCGCCTTCAACCGCCGCATTCGACGTGTTCACCGCCGCCAGCGCGTCGGTCTGCCATTCGAAGTACGTGTTGCTCGCCGTGTCACGCCCGATGTTGTTCATGAACGGGGTGTCGATGGGCGAGATATTGTAGATCACATCTGCGAGGTTTTCGCGGATGCCCTTGCCCTGATAGGTGCTGAAGGAACCAGTCGGCTGTGCCATTTATCGCTCTCCTAAGATCAGTCGGGGAGGAAGGCGAAGATTGCCGCTGCGGCATCGTTCACCTTGCCAGTTTTCGCGAGGCGCTGACGGGCGCGGGTCTGTTCGCTGTGCTTGTTCGGGGCGGTGGCAGCGTTGCCGGGCTTCGCCGTCTTCGGCTGGCCGGCTTTGGCAGTAGTGGGCTTCAGGGCCTTTTGCTTGGCGACGATTTCGTCGTATTTCATGGCCTTGATGGCAGTGAGGACGGCCCGGTGGTCGGTGAGGTTGCCCAGCTCTTCGGCACTGAAGCCGTTCTGGGTGCCCCACTCCACGAACTTGTCCCGCACTTCCTTTTTGCTCCACTCCGGCAGCTTTTCCTTCAGCTTGGCAGCTTCTTCGGTCACGTAGGCTTTCAGCTCGCGCTTGTAGTCTTCGTGCGACTGCTGCATGATCCGCTGACGTTCCACGTTGAGCTGTACCTGCTGCTCTTCGTAGCTCCGGTGCAATTCGCGTTCTGCCGCATACCGGGCCGGGTCGGTCTGATACAGCTCCGCCCAATTCGGTTCCTGCGGCTTCAGCGAAGCCAATACCTGCTGCACTTCCCCGAGCTGCGCGGCGTACTGAGCGCGCTCGTTTCGCAAGCCATCAACCTCGGTCCGTGCCGCTTCCTGATGGACGCGACGTTCTTCGGCCAGAGCCTGAGTCTTGCGGGTGTAATCCGCTTCACGGAGGAAACCGCGCTTCAGCTCGTGCAGGGTCACTTCTTCGTCGCCGATCTTTACCTTGGCGTCGTCGGGAAGCTCCTGCGCGGGTTCGCCGTCGTCTTCGTCTTCTTCCTGTTCGGATTCGGATTCGTCGTCATCGCCGGCCTCGCTGCCGGTATCGACTTCTTCCGCATCGGCAGTTTCGTCCACCTCTTCGGTGTCCTCGGTGCCTTCAGCCTCGCCCTCGGCCTGCGTACCGTCTTCGACGGACAGGAGAGACGCGATTTCGTTTGCTGCTTCGTGCGTGTTCAGGCCAGTTGCGGGTGCGGTGCTGGTCGTGTTCATCATTGTACCTCGTTTGGGGTCAGTTGTGAAGGGTGTTGCTTATCGGCGCTTCTTCAGCTGTTCGATTGCGGCAGTTGCTACCTGCCCATTGCCCACTACAGCGCGGAGGTGGGCGTTCACTTCGTCAACGATGGTCGCGGCGTTGTGCAGCCGCTCCCGGGCTTCCACTTCTTCCGGCTTGGATTTCAGCCATTCCGCGAAGTAGCGTTCTTTCAGCACGCTGATGGCCTCGGCCAGCAGCGGGCTTTCCAGCAGTTCAGTCGCCTGCCGACCGCGCTCGGCGTCGGTCAGCAAGGCGGGCAGATTCGGTTCACTCATGGGTAGTTACCTCCGGTTTGGTTTCCTTCGCCTGCGCGTTGCGTTCAGCAATGCGCTCCTGTGATGCCAGCTTGGCAGCGCCTGCGGCCATGTTCGCCAGATGCGCCATCAGCTCGCGGTCGTCCTCGTGCTGCTGCCGCATGCCCTCTGCGGACAGGTTGAGCTGCGCGGCGTTCTCGTTGCCTGCTGCGTTGATTGCGGCCGACTCCACGCTGCCCTTGTACTGCATTTCCATCTGCTTGCGGCGGAGCAACGTGTCGGCGACGATGCGGTCGCGTTCGCGGTGTTCGGTCCACTGCGCTTTTTGCGCTTCCAGTTGCAGCTTCTGCATGCCCAACTCCATCTGCATCCGGGCAATCTCGACCTTGGGGTCCGGCGGCGGAGGCGGCGGGGGTGCCGGCTTCCAGTCGGGTGGAACATCGCTGAAGAACTGGTCGCTGTTGCGCCAGCCGGAGAGCTGCGCAAACCGCTTCAGGGCGGTCGCGTACTGCTGGGGCGTCACGATGGGCTGCTCCATGCCCATGGTGGTCAGGATCAGCTCCTGCTTCGCGATGACCCACGTCAGCGATTGCAGCTTCTGCGACACGCTGCCGACGATGCTGGTCACGTTGATTTTGACACCCACGTCTGCGTTCCACGTGCGCGGGTCCATCGGCACGAACTTGCCTTGCAACTGGATGATGCGCGGGCGGTCCTGATTCTGCACGGTGAGGTGCAGGATGCCCGCATAGAGCTTCTGCATGCCGTTCGCCATGATGCGGGCAATCAGTTCGATCTTGCCCTGCGATCCAGTGACGGCCTGTTCGATGCCCTTTTCGGAGGTGCTTTGCAGGTCTTCCGGGTTGAGGCCCAGCGACGTGCGCGAGACGCCGGTACGCATTTCGCGCACGGAGTCGATGTAGTCCAGCACCGGCATGGCCTGCTGGCCGACGAACGGGGTGTCCAGCGGCTGCACCATGCCCGGCGCGCGCTGGCGGATGACCGCGCCCACTTCGTTGTTCAGCACGTCGTCGTAGTTGACCTGACCCTCGACCACGGTCATGCGCGGATGGATCGACTGGGCCAGCGAATCGTACATGTTCCGCTGCACCAGCGTCTTCAAGCGCTGAATGTCGATGGTCTTGTCCGCCGACGATTCGCCGTAGAACGTGTGCGGTTCCGGGTCCACGTGGAAGTCGGCGAACGGAACGTGATCGGTCGGCTCGCGATGCACAAGGGTGTAGCCCGCGCCCATGGTGCAGACCTTGTGCAGCTCGGCAATGCCGTCGCCGTCCGTGTCCACGTAGGTGTAGGCTTCGACGTACAGCACTTCCTGCATCGCCGGGTTCATCGCGTCCCAGCTGCCCACGGCGCGGCCGAAGGGCTGGCGGGCCAGATACTCCGGATTCGTTTGCAGCTCAGGGCTGGTGACGAACGTGCGCACCATGTCTTCGTCGTAGCCCATGCTGACCAACTCGCCCACGGTCTTCATGGAGCGGTGGCCGGCAAGTTTGAAGTTGCTCAGGGAGGTTGCGGCGCGGTCGAGGATGAACTCTTCGCCCGGCAGCGCAGCCAGCTTGATCTGGCCGTTTTTGATGCGGCGCTTGACCGCGATATCGAACAGGGGGATCGGCTCGCCAGTGGTCGGGTCCACGCCCGGCTCTGCCTCGGTGATTTCGAAGTCCTCCAGCGTGCCATCCTGCTGGAGAATGAAAACGCTCATTTCGTCCAGACCGCTGTAATGCTCGGTCTTGACTTCCTCGCGCTCATCCCACCAGTATTTGATGATGCCGACCTTCCGCACCAGCGCATCCTTGATGGCGGCGTAGAGGATCGAAAAGCCGTCGTTGTCGCGCTCGACCACGTACTCGGCATACTGCGTGGCCTGATCGACCCATGCCTCATCCTCGGGCTTCATGGGGGCGTATTCGCAAATGCGCTCCGGACCCAGCAGGATGCGAACAAGGTCGGGCAGCTGGCCCTGCACGGTGTCGTGCACGTCGCGGCTCACGAACTGGCTGCGGCCGTCTTCTTCGTCGCCGTAAAGGTCGCCACGGTAGGCCCGGGTAGCGGCGGCGCGCACCACACCCAATTCGGTGTCGGTGTAGCGCACAGCATCCGTCAGCTCGCCCGCGATCATCGCGCCGAGCGTTTCATCGTCCATCTGTGAGCTGCTGCTGCCCTCTTCAGCCGAAGCCCCGGTAGCCGCATAGTCTGCGTCCGGGGCTTCGTCAAGGAATCGGCCAGCGGCAGCGATATCTTCGCGCCGGACCTTCATGGATTACCCCTTCGTCTGACCAATGCCCTTGGGGGCGTTCAGCGCGTGGTTCTGGCCCTTTACGCCCTGACCACCGCCGGAGCTGTTGCCGAACGGAGTGGGGCCGCCGTTCTGAGGCTTGCCGCCGTCTTTGCGGCCCATGCCCGCCTTGGGGGCGGAGGTAGCAGCGCCCTTGGAGCCGCCGCCACTGGAGTTGCCTACGTTGCGCTTGCTGGATGCCAGCCAACCGGTATCTTTCGACATTTTGGACCCTCGGGGGTTGCAGTAGTCCTACAGAATACCACAGCCGGCCAGCTTACGCCATTGGGAGGCCACGGCGCAAGGGCTTGTTCCACTTCGTGCCCCCGGTGCTGCCAAACCGCGCGCTGAAGCCGTCCGAAGCGAGGCACAGGAGGAAAGCATCGGCATAATCGGGGCTGCGGCGCAGGCGCTTCTTCGTGACTTCCTTCGGCTCGGCCAGCATTAGGCCGTTGCTGTCGGCGATCTGATATTTGACGCTCACGAGGTCCGCCACGAGCGTTTCGCAGCCCAGCGGGAGGCTTCCCGTGCCGCTGGCGAACCACTCGCGGCCCTTGAACCACAGTTCGGTGCGCAGATTCTTGTACTGGCCCTTCAACGCGGGCGATTCGCTCACGTTGATGGCCCGGGCGGGCAGGCCCAGCTCGCGGAGGCGATCCGCGACGCCCGCGCCGAGGCCGATGGCATCGACGTTGATTTCCTCGGGCCGATCCGCGAACACGCAGGCATCCCATTCGGCCTTGACGCGCCCTGCGAGCTGCATCGTGTCCAGCTTGACCCACTTCTGCGGGATATGGCGCACCACGGTGCCCTGCATCTTGACCAGCACGCTGCTGTCGTCGCCGAATCGGGCGCAGTCGAGGCCCCAGATGTGCGGTGCGCTCGGCGATGGCTCAATTTCGCGCCCTACGGCCGCCTCCGCCGTTTCCAGCGGGATGATGGTGTCGTCGTCGCTGTTCGGGAACTCGCCCAGTACACGCACACGGTAGGCGTTTGACAGCTCGCCGTAGGTATCGGCCACTTCCCGCACAAAATCCTTGCTGACGCGCTTGGATTCCGCGCTGTTGACGCGCAGCGTCCACCAGCGGTCGCGGTTTTTGTTGTGGGTGTCGTAGAAGAACCCCGAGGTGCGGGTCGGGTTGCCCAGCAGCAGCGTGGTCGCCGCGTCGCCGGACATGGAACCGATGGCCGCTTCGAAGATGGCTTCCGGCACACCGGATGCCTCATCGACCACCAGCAGCACGTTGTCGGCGTGGACGCCTTGCAGCGCCTCGGGCGTTTCCGCGCGAGCGGTACGGGCCGAGATAAACGCCTTGTCCGGGGCGTTGATGAGGTCGATGCGGTCGCCCTTGACGTTCAGTAGGCCAGCCCACGCTTCCGGCAGCACGGCGATCCAGTGCTTGACCTCGGCGAACAGGGCATCGAACAGCTGCGCGCTGGTGGGCGCGGTCACGACGACCTTGACTGTGTAGCGGGTCAGCAGATACCAAATCATGATCCACGCTGCGCAGGTAGACTTGCCGACACCGTGGCCGGAGCGCACGCTGATGCGGCGCTCGCCCTTGCTCACGGCCAGCAGCACTTTCTGCTGCCAGTCATCGGGCTCGACGCCCAGCACTTCGGTCACGAACAGGTACGCACCGTTGGGGCCGCGATAGCGGGCCAGTGCGTCGAGGAAGGGGTTTTCGGTGTCTGCGGGCCGCGCCGGCAAATGCGAGGCAATGGCACTGGCAAGTTGGGTATGCTGCGTCATTAGGCCATCGTTCGTGGGCGGGAAGCGACTATTATCCCACAAAACGAAACGCCCAGCGAGGGCTGGGCGTCCGGTGAGGGCCTGACTGGTGTCCGTCGTCGCGCCACGCCATGTGGACGCGACCGCCGCAACGCGGCTCAGTTATCCCCCACTGCCGGGGTTTTCGGTGATGACCCGCACCGGGCACTTGGGTGGCTCTGATGGCCGCCGGCTGATCCCACCGCGATAGGCTCGTGGCCGGCCAAACTGGTGGTGAGGGGTGGATTCGAACCACCGACCTTGGGGGGTATGAACCCCGCGCTCTGCCAGACTGAGCTACCTCACCGATGCGGTTACTTCGTGGCGCGTGCCATCACTTCAGGGCTGAAGTTCAGCGGCAGCGCAACGGCGATCTTTGCGTAGCTACCGTCCTGCGTCAGATTCAGCAGGCCCGACAGCACCGCGACGACTTCGCCGGCATCGTTGAAGATGCCAGAGCCGGAATCGCCGAGGAAAACGTTGAGGTCAAACATGGTGAGCGGCTGGTTCGGGCGATCCCGGTCGGTGCCGATCATCTGGCCGGTGCGCAGCACGTCGCGCAGACCAGCGGGGTTACCCCAGATGCGCACGGTGTCGCCGGAGCTGACGGCCTTGCGGGCCAGCTTCACCGGGGTGCCCATCTTGCGGTCCACCCAGATGATCGTATGGTCGTTGCCGTCGTCTTCGCGCTTCATGATCGTGACCGCGCTGCCGTTGACGGTCGGGTCGCCGGAGCCGGCGCGGAAGCAATGGGTCGCGGTCAGGATCGCGCGGGAGCCGATGACGGTGCCGCTGCAAACGCCGTTGGACCAGTCGAGCCGAACGGTCGCGGCGTGGGCGCGGCCCAGCGGGCTGCGGTCGCGTGCGGCATCGGCGTTTGACGGTACGCACGCCGCGAGGGCAAGCACGAACATCACAAAGGCGGATCGTAGGACGTTCATGGCTTGGCTCCCGGGGTGGTGATTCCAGTGTACTGCTGGGTGAACTCGGCGTCAATGGCGCGGTACGCCGTCAGGCCGAGCGCGAGGGTAATCAGCAGGCCGGTGAGCGAGCTGAAGGGGTACAGGTGCAACGCGGTCGCCGCGCCCGACGCGGCTGTCAACAGGGCGAGGGTCCGGGCGGTCACGACTGTGCCTCCGCCCGGGCGATGATCTTGCCTATGGTGACATGGCTGACCTTCGCGTCCGGGTGCATGCTGGCGATCAGCGACTTGACCTGCCGCAGCGACATACCGGCGCGGTGGCCGCGCAGGATGGTCGCGATGACCGCCTGCTGGTCGTCGTCTTTCTCCAGCACCGATTCCTTGCCCTGCCCGACGCGGCGGTAGCCGTAGGGCACGACGCCGCCAAGGTAGCCGCCGGCTGTGCGCTTGGCCGTCTTGCCGGCGGAGACGCGCTCCGCGATCCGGGTGCGCTCCAGCTCCGCGAACGAGGCCATCATGTTGAACATGACCTTGCCCACGCCGTCGCCGTTGACCGGTTCGGTGGAGAGGTCCATCAGGATCAGGTCCACGCCGCGTGCCTTCAGCTCTTCGGCGACGTTGATCGCATCGCGCGCACTGCGGAACAGGCGGTCCAGCTTTGCGGCGACGATGGTGTCGCCCCGGCCGGCACGCTGCATCAGTTCGAAGCCGCCCGGGCGGTCGGCGAGGGGGATGGACCCGGACACGCCGGGATCGGTGATGATGGTCGGCTCGGGCAGGCCGAGGCCGACGATCAGCGCGGCGATGCGCTTGACCTGATCGTCCAAGCTGGTGCCGTTGGTCTGCTCTGCGGTCGAAACGCGGGTGTAGGCGAAGGTGGTCATGGGCGATCCTCTTGGGTGCGGGGTGGGTTGACGTTCCCAGTATCGGCCGCATCGCTGCCCGTGTCAAGGTGCTTAGGTTTATCGCCTTAACTGTTCACCGCCGTGACGAACCCCAATTTTTTTGGGAATCCGGCCGGGCCGCCGATTCGGCGGTTGGGTGGGTGAGGGGGTCCGTATACAGACCGCACCCCCGAGGTGGTCCCCCACCCGGGGGGCCTATCGCCTCCCCAGTTATCCCCCTGAATGCGCGGATCGTTGCATCACCGTACCTGA